TCCCGCGTGACGAGATGCGGAGTTTCGTGGCGCAGATGTGGGGCAACGCCATGGACGCGACCCTGGAGTCGATGACTGACGTGGAAACCCAGGCCGGCACCGCACCCAAGGCATTCCAGGAATTGGCCGATGCTCTTAGCACTAACGTACTGCCGAATATCAACCCGTACCTGGACATTGCGGGAACGTGGATGGCTTATTCGCAGGGCATGAATCCCCGCGATCGTTTCTACAAGGGTGACGTGATTCCCCGCAGCAACTGGGAGGCGGGTGGCTGGGAGTCGAACCGGAAGATGCTGGCCTGGACGTTCAAGAAGACCGGTGTACTCAACACTGCACTCCACCCGATAGCCGGGCCGATACTCGGAGACGCATTCGACGACGCCCAGGAGGCGTGGAAAACGACAACCCTGCGATCGACTCCGATGCTGCAGAGATTCCTGCGAGTCAGTCAGCGTGGGACACAGGATCGACGTTGGGCCGCGATGCAGGAGGAACGGGGTGACAAAGCGAGGTTCCGGCTGCAGCTACCAACGACGGTGCGAAAGGCCAACGGTGAACAGTACCTTCTCAGTCACACCCAGCACCTGCTCGATGACGAGGAAAAACAGAAGCTGCTGGTCCTGAACAAGTGGCGATCGATGACCTATATGCCGGCACGCGAGAAGATGCTGGAGGCAAGTTCCGCTGGTGACGAACAGACGTTCAACCAGTTGCGCGATCAACTCTCGCAGGTCACGCAGGAAATCATGGCGGCCCCAATCTCCGAGACGCCGCCGCTGTATCTCGGAGCGGTGGCCTGGTCGTTGACAGATCCGTCGTTCGAGAAACCAGGCGAGTCGAGTGAACTGGAACTTCTCAAGGTCAACCGCATCGACCTGTCCGCTGTCGAGTCGTTGATCAAGTCCGAAGCGTTACGACGCAACAACCAGGAGATTCAGCGTCGGTCGAAACGGATCGGGCGGGAGATTCGCACGCGGCAGTTCCCCAAGTACACCCGTGCATTGTCCCAGCGGATTGCCCGGGCACGGGACATCTTCAGCGGGCGTGAACCACGTCGTCGCCGGATTGGCCGGGCTGGGATGCGTCGTTGATCGACGGCGATCCGACGAAAGACGCCAGTCCCCACGCAATGATGACTCCGATCGTCAGCAGCAGGAATGATCCGATATCACGTCGATGAATCGAGATTATGATTGCCTTGTTGTCGGGCTGCGTGAGGGGTTTCGTCTCATCGATCATCTCGATGACCGGGGCCATCACGATCGTGCAAGGTTCCTCATCCTCATGGATTCGATCCATCAGTTCCGCGTACTTTTGTGCCAACCTTTCGGTCGGAAACCGTCGTCGTCCTGTCGTGTCGTTGTTCCGTTCGACGAACCACATGTGTGAATGGATTTGCTTTGGCACGATTTGCCCCGGTAGACAGGATCATTGCTCACAGAACTGTGACGTGACTATGCCAAATCCGACAACGATTGCAAGTCAGTCACGTCATTGAAACAGCGGCGGCGTTTTGACGTGAAGCAGTTCCCACGGGATCGTTTCGACTTGCCTGGCGATCTGATGTTCGGTCCAGCCTTTGCGAATCTCGGCGCAGACTTCCCTGATTTCTTCCGGCGTCGGTTCGTGACGCACCCGGTCAGTACGCTTTTCGTTCGGCATGTCCTTGCTCCACTAAAAGGTCGCACAGTTTTACCCCTTCGTCAGTCTCCAGGGACGCCAGGAAACGTCCATATTTCCCCTGCTTGGTGCCCTTGAAGGTTTTGACGACACATTCATCGTCTTCGCAATATCGTTCGATCATGGCCACCAGGGCGGCCTTAGAAGCTAGTCCCTCCGGTCGTTCGGCACCCCGGGTTTCGGGTGCGTTGATGCCCACACCGTCGTCCATGCACAGGCGTAGTCTTTCTCTGACTTCGACATGAAAGCCGAGACGAATACGGCAGTCGATCGTGTCGCCGTCCACGACTCTCAGGATTTTGGCGTTGAACTTCCAGTCCATTCCAAGACTCCTTTTTGCATCAGGCACGGCAGTTCGATGACATCGCCTGGTGACATCGTGGCCGGGTCCGCATCGATGTCGATGCCCGCTTCCTGCAGGCACGTCACCACGAATTCCGAACAGAAGAACCGCTCTTCGTTCGTGTCGCGTTTGATCTTCAGACGGTCGCAGATCCAGCGGGTGAGCAAACCGAAGCTACGAACGAACTGCCAGGGGCTGGCGTACCTCTGCCCCCAGTGCGAGAGGGCAGCGTTGCAGATGGCAAACCGGTTGATGCTGACCGGGATTTCGGTTTGATACCAAACCAGGGTGCGACCCTGCTTGAGAAGCGTTGACACGGGAAAGACTCTTACGCCACGTCCTTCGAGTGCCTCGACGACGCAGAGCCGATCATAGAACCGCACGATGATGCCGACATGGGAGATGCGGCTGCGTGTGCGGAAGCTGATCAACTGGCTGAAAAATGACTTCGGATCGTACCGAAAAGCCAGTACGTCACCATTGCGCAATAAATCGCGAACGAGTGAGTATTCCATTACTCGACCTTTTTGACGCCGGTGACCGACAACGCTCCGTCTACCGTTTCGATCGTGATGTCAAATTCGGTGGCCGTGGCAGCAGGAACGGTCTCGACGGCGTGCCCCGCCGGGAGGGGATCTGCGGACGACGGCAGAACCGACAGGGCACTGAGTGCCCCCGCACCGCCGAGACCGATCATTGCTGCCGTGACCAAGGCAGTTTTCAGGAAGCTGGGTCCACCCGACTGAATCAACGTCTGTTCGGGCGGATAGGTTCCCACGTCGTAGCTGTCGTCCAGGCCGGCATCGCGAGCCAGTGCCTTGCGGCGGATCTGCAGTCGGGCTGCCACGTCGTGCATCCACATGTTGAGAAACCTATTCCGGCCCTTCAAGTGGGCCGACATTCCCCTCTCGAAAACTGGTGAGACCATGTAGAAACTCCTCGTCGAGTCTACGCAATTCCGCCCAGGTCTGTTTCGCCGCCTCGCCAAGACGAAGGGCAACGACGACCATCTCCCGTTCCCGCCCGCTCTCATCAAGAGCGAGCAGTCGATCCGCTTCCGCTTGTACGTCCACTAAGCCGATGGACCGTCTTTGGACTGGATCAGTACGCGGCTACCGAATGCTTCGGCGGCGTCGACTTCAGCGTACACCTTGCCGAAGCTGCGATCGAGCATCTGCAGAAACGCATTGTTCGATGCACTGGCCTGGGCCAACCGCTCACCAGCACTTGCTTCCAGCAACGCTTGCAGATCAACACTACTTGCCATCGTTGTTCTCCTGTTTCGGCGCAATCTTCACGCGAATAATCGCTTTGAAATTCTCGCGCCATTCCTCAAGTGATATCAGCCGATCCTTCAGCCCATCGTTGTTGGCGACCGGCCCCGGTTCCCCGCGTGGACCGGGGGGACCAGGAACCGGCGACCGTTTACTAATCGACTCAACGAGTGACTCCAGTTCGGCCACCCGCTTTTGCAGCAGCTTGATTTCGCGTGTGCGATCAACGTCGCCCCAGCCGTCGACAAGAGCCACCGGCTTGGCAGCAACCGGCTTGGACAGAACAAACCGCGGCAGGGCATCGGACAGGAATCCAATCAATTCGTCGTGTCGGCAACCGTAGACCCATTCATCATCCACGCCGTGCGTCATCACGCTGACGAGATGGTCACCGATGAAGATTCCGCCACCACTGTTGCCGTTTCGGAACCGCCCGACGTTCACACCGAAGACCCAACGGTCGCCGGTCAGGTTGCTGAACCGTTCGCGGTTGGAATACCGTAATCCCAGGCGTGTCGGTCCCTTGCCATCGGGCCAGCCGCAACCGGTGATTGGCCCCGCCGGCAGCCGTTGTGGCACCGGGACATAGTGCAGTGGTTTGCCTTCAAGTTTGAACAGGCTCAGGTCACGGGTCTTGTCGACGTGGACCCAGCGAGCCTTACCCTCGGTCTTGTTGTCGTGGCCGGTCCACTCGACTCGCTTGCCCTGCTTGGCACAGTGGCCCGCTGAGATGCCGTAACCGTCCGCGGTGATGATCGTCCCAGAACAACCACCGATCGTCACGCTGGCACGTACCCATCCCGGTTCAGCGGCTGCGAGTGGACTGGTGAGAATCAGTCCGAGAGCCACATATCGATAAGTTTGAAAACGACCGGCATCAAGACGCCCAGGGCCGCTGCGATGGTTCGCAATTCGGTGCGAAGTTTCGCGATCTGCGTGACCAGCGAATCCTTGCCGTTTCCGCGATAGATCGTTTCGTCCAGCGAAGTCAGTCGCTGGGAGTGGGAGTCGAGCGTGCGCCATAGCTGACCGTCGAATCCGTCCTGGCCCAGTTCGGTTTTTATTCGCTCTTCAAGTTTCGTGAGGCGAATCGCAACGTCTTCCATGACTTCCTTTGGATAAATTCCAATGATTGCGCTGTCATTACGGTATTTTGAGCATCTCTGTAACGGTTGTCAACTAATTCTCTGCCATCGTCAGGTACAGCGTCCGCACCAGTTCCGGCAGGTCTTCAAGCTGCAGACTGACGAGCCAGGGTTGATGGTCGCCGCGGTGCATTACAACGGCAACCCGGTCGTCAGCGGCATCGTCAACGGCCCGGGCGACGACACGCTGGACGTTGATTCTCTGGACCCGCTTCACTTCCAGGGACACACCCGGCTGCCCGACGATATCGTCAGAATCATCGGATCGGCCACAGAACTGCTGGCTTCGTCGCAGTTCCACGCCGAACAGTTCCGACCAGGCTTTGGCCGCTTCCAGTTCGCCGCGTTTTCCCTTGTCCCGGCTATTGATCATTTGTTTGCCTCACAAACGTCAGTTTTACCCCAAAATGGTGCCTCAATCGTCTACGAAACTCACGTTCCAACTCGCGATCGCCGGCTCGACGGGCTGCGACGATAATGGCGACCAGGGTGGCGGGGCTGTCCTCCCGGCTATTGATCATTCTTCCCCCCTGGCGACAGCCTTGTACGCTGCACCGAACTGCTTGAATAACTGCTCTCGATTGAATTCGGTCATCTCGCAGAGTTTCTGCCAGCCGATACGCTGCGCTGCCGCCATGATCTGTTCGTCCATCGTCTTGGCAGCGTCGAGCCGTCCCATCACGCCATGTTCGCGGATCGATGTGCGCAACGTCTCGAATGCGGCCACGAAATCGACTTCGGGAATCCATTCCGATCGATCGTCGGTCCAACGCTCTTGGTTGAACCATGTCGATGGATGCGGAGTGAATTGACGCTCCTGCCCATCGCGGCTGCGAGCGTACATCTCGACGGCTTCGAGCAATTCATGAAACGGAACGATCTTCAAGGCTTTCGATATCGCCTTGATCGCGGCACCGCGTCCGACCTTTCGCGGGTACGCGGCGTAGATCGTCATCGCTTGTTTGTTGATCGACATCCTTGCCTATCTCGGTATCTAGCACCCCCCTGGCGCGCAGGGGATAGAAATACTTCAATCCCTTTCTGCGCGACTTCCCATTGAGCAGCGGCTCTT